GCCGCGCAGCTGCAGCCATTCGGCGGTGCGGGTGTCGTCGGCGTCCAACCATGGGCGGGGAAACGGGCCGGTTGTGGCATCCCATGGCAGCGGCTGGCGCACGACGACCTCCTGGGAGAAGTCGTCGAAGGCGAGCACGCCTGCGAAGGCCGGATCGGCGGTGAGCGCCACGATGACATTGGCCTCGTTGCGCTCGGGCGCGCCGGCTGTGTCGAGCCGGAGGCGCCGGAACCAGTCGGGCTTCGGGATCGGCGCGTTCGGGTCGCCGGTGGCGGTCACGCGGCGGCGGAGCTCGGCCAGCTGCCGGGTGAGGACCGACATGCCGATGCCTGTCGCGGCCTTGATGCGCGCAAGCACCTGCCGCTCGGCCAGAGGATCGAGCTTCGCCAGCGCGAGGCGCCCGAGCAGCGTGGACAGGGCTTCGAACTCGGGCGGGTTGGTCAGCGCCTCGGCGGCGGCGATCAGGGTGGCGGGATCGTCGGCGGAGGCGACGATGGGGGTGGCCGTCTCCGGATCAGCCTGCAACTCTGCTGTGGCATACGCCGGTTGCGCGTAATCTTCCATGCGCGCCCCTCGCAGCAGATCGTCGTTGAAGTCGTCGCCGTGCAGCGGCGCAATGATCGTGTTCGGGATGCCGGCGCGGTTCAGGCGGTCCGAGAGCGTCGCGGCTGCCTGGCGGCCGGCGTGCCCGGCATCGGCGAAGATGGTGACGCGCCGGGTGCCCTCGGGCCACCGGAACCGTGCCACGCCTTCGGCCGACAGCGCCGCCCAGACCGGTGTGCCGAAGAGGGCATGGGCGGCGAGCGCCGTCTCGATCCCTTCGGCGACGCCGATGTGCCCGTCCTCGGGCATCGGGAAGAGCCGGACCGCGGCATCCTTCACGCTGCCGAGCATTTTTCTGCCCGGGGGCGCCTTGGCGCTGCCGTCGTCCAGGAGGAAGGTGCGGTGGATGCCCGGCGCGCGGGTTCCGTCCGGCAGCCGCAGGATCGCGATCATGCCGGGCCAGCCGCGGCGGCTGTCGAAGTCCGGCAGGTCGGGGTGGAACAGCAGGTCTGGCGATCCGGGATCGGACAGCCCGCGGGTGCGCAGATACGTTTCGCCCAACGTGCCCGCGAGGGGCACCGCACCGTCGATGAGGCGGGCGATCTCGGCCGAATGGTCGGGGCGCGCGCGCACGGGCGACGCTGTCGTGGTTCGTGGTGCGGGATGGTCCATGCCTGCGATCCGCGCTGCCTCGTCGAAGAGCGCGCCGTCGCAGAGGCCGGTTGCGTGCGCGATGAGGTCGATGGGACCGGCCCGTTCGCCGGTGGCATGGTCGAAGCCCCATCCGGCATAGGGCCCGTCGAGGTGGATGACGCACGAGCCCTCCTTGCGCGGCGGGCGTCCGGAGAGGTCGGCGCAGCGAAGGGACCGGCGGTCCCGCGCGAGCCGGGCCTCGGGAAAGAATCGTGGCAGCCAGTCGGCGGCCGTGCAGGCGAGTCGTTCCTTCACTGCCGCCAGATCGTGCCGGGTCTTCGGGACCGGGATGTCGTTGAGGTCTATCATTGCACACCTCAGGCAAGAAGGATGGACCCGCGCTCGGCCCGGGTGATCGTGGTCAGGCGTCGGGGATCATGGCCGATCACTCCAACATCGCTTCGCCCATGCGCAGGGCGCGTGCTGCCTGCCGGCCGCCATGCCGCCCCGGCAGATGACGTCCGTGGGCTCGGCCGCGGCGCGCGGCAGCCATTCCCCGGCATCGGAGGCTCGCACCACGGCGACGGCGCGATCCGACATTTCCTGCGCGAGATGCGCATCGAAGGGCACGAGCTCGGCGTGCAGCTCCATCGTGTCGCGGTTGAGCGCGGTGAAGAGCGCCGGGTTAGGCAGGTCCATGTAGGCCTGGTAGAGCGCGATCTGGGCGGCATAGACGGGGCGTGCGATGCTGACGCCGCGCTTGACCACGTCCTTCCAGCTGGCTGCGCCCAGCGCCTTGTTCTCCCAGAGGGCGGGATAGTCCATCGCGACGGGACCGGAGACGAAGCAACCGTCGATATGGCCCCTGAAACGCCCGCCCAGGGCTTCGAAGCCGAACTGGCGGCCGTCGGGGCGTTCGGTGCGCAGGTCGAACCCGGCGATCCGCAACCAGCCTGCGACGATCTCCTCGGCCCGGTGGCCCGCCTCGAAGATGCGCAGCGTGCGCGGTGCGAACTCCTGGCCCTCGTCCTTGGGCACTGCGAGAAAGTCATACTGGATCTGGCGCAGGCAGTCGCGGCCGAGCCCCGAGGAACTGACATAGGTGCGGGGGCGCTCGGCGCGATGGCGCGCCGTCAGGGCGGCATCGATGGCGGCGGAGACGGCTTCGGCAATTGGCGGGCGCGGCGCCTCGGCGCCGTAGAGAAAGCCCGAGCCGTGGTTCAGGTCGACCATTGGTCGCGCTCCCAGAAGCCGCCGCCCTGCGCGATGCAGGTCAGCTTGTGGAACTGCGCGTCCGTCAGCCTGGCACGTCTGCCGAACCGCGCCAGCTTCTCGCGGAGGCTTTCGCAGAACTCGATCTCGAAGTCGGTGACGGCGTTCTCGGTGGCCGCCTCGAGGAGGTGCTTCCAGCTGCAGGACGGGGTGTCGTCGTTCAGGTCGATCATGGCGCCCCCCTTAGAACGGAATCGGGTCGTCGAGGGCCGTACCGGTGCGTTCCTGGCGCGCGGCCTGGTTCTGCATGCTCTCGACGTAGCCGGTGACCGCCGCCTCGATCAGGCGGTCGATGTCCTCGGCACTGCGGTGAAAGAAGGGCTCCATCAGGCCGAGCTCGTTCAGCGCTTCGGCGAACGCCACCCGGGCATCGCGGATGGCCTGTTTCTCGCTGGCGGTCTTGTCGATCATGCCATTGTTCCTTTCAGCGATCGCGCTGCCCGCGTCCTGACAGCGGCGCGAGCAGAAGCGGTGGTAGGGGTGAGCATCAGTGCGCGTGGGCGATCGCTCCGACGGATGGTTCCGGCGGAGGCCGTGCCAGTAGCCGAAGCCGCGCGCTTCCCGGATGCAGACAGCGCAGAGCGCTATCCGAGCAAGAGCGTCGCGGTCGGGTCGTCCCGTGGCCAGTCCTGCCGGTGCAGCCGTTCCGACTGCAGCGCGATCCAGCGGGAGATCGCGTTGCTGGCCATCGCTTCGAGGTCCGCGAGGGTCAGGCTCGCGATGGGGGCGTGCAGTCTTCCGCGTGCCTCGAGCCATCTGGCGATCTCCAGCGCGGCGGCGCGCGTCGCATGCGCCTGCCATTCGTCGGGGGTCATGGGCCGGTGGCCCGGCCCGGTCTCATCGGGCTCGGCGGTGGGTGACCCTGTGGAACCACCCGACCGCCGTTTCCGCGCCTCAGCCATTGAGCCAGGCGGGCATGACGGGGGCGCGTGGCGCAGCGGGTGCGGGGGCCTGCGGCGCGGGCGGCGCGGCCGGGGCGTTCGGCGCCTTCCAGGCAGCCGCCGGTGCCGCTACGGGCAGTGTATCCGTGCCCCACTTCGGCGCTGCAGGCGACGGTTGCAGTGCCCCCCAGGCCGGTGTCGGGGCCTGCCAGCCCGGCGCCGGCGCGCCCCCGGCCTTGCGCGGCGGGGCGTTGACGGGCTCCGGGGGCACGGTCTCGCCGCGCATGATCGCGGCATACTGCGGCTCGTCGGGGAGAACGACGTTCGCGATGCGGTTCTGGTCACGGTATTCCGAGTTGGAGGCGGGCTCCACCATGATCCGCGCGGCGAAGACGATGCCGTCGAGATGCCTGAGCCCCGGCAGCACCCGCTTGGCCCTGGTCGCCTCGCTCATGTCCTTGGGATCAAGGCCGAGGGCGCTGTCGATCATCGCCCGGAAGGTCGATTTCGAGATCTTCCAGCCGATGGACTGGCCCTTCTCGTCGAGCTTGCCGCCCGCCACGGTGAAGTTCTGCCAGAACTTCCGCCGGGCGTAGGGGCCGTCGACCACGGTGAATTCGCAGTCGAGCATCTTCGCGTCGCTGGACTGCGAGGCCTTCAGGAGGCCCGCATCGACCGGGGTGGCGCCGTTCACCCCGCCGGGGCGGATGGTCAGCCGCACCCTGGCAAAGGTGCCGTCGGGGATCAGTTCGCCGATGGGGGGCATCTGCGGCTGGGCGTCGTTCAGATCGTAGCTCATGGCATGTTTCCTTTCAGGATCAGGAACGGGTGGCGGTGCGGGCGGGGGAGCGGCCGTCGATCCTGGCGAGCAGCGCACCGAGATCTGGCGGCTCGGTCAGGTCGAGGCGGCCGGAGCGGTCCTTGGCGGGCAGGCCCCAGGGGTTGCCGGCGCGGCAGACAAGCCGGCGCTCGGCGGAGGTCTCGTCGAGGGTCCAGTCGCCCCTGGCGTCGCGGGCGAAGAGGTGCATGGAGACGACCTGATCGACGATGGCCGGCAATTCGCGCCCGGCCTTCGTGCCCTCCATCTGCGGCTGCCACGTCGTCGCGCCGAACTCGTCGGTCACCTTCTCGAGCACGCCGACGAAGATCACGGTCTTGCCGCGGGCGTGCTGGAGATGCTTGAGGGCCTGGATCACCTCGCGCCCCAGAAGCCCGTAGGCGCCACGGACATCGGGCTTGCCGGTCCGCTCGGAGAAGGCCTCCGGCTGCTGGCGGGCCCAGGTCATGGCCTGCCGCGTCAGGTCCGTGATCGAGTCGACGAACACGAACCGCTTCCGCGCGAAGTAGTCCTGGATGCCGGTGCCGAGATACTGCTGCTGCAGCCAGGCGTGATACTCGGCGCCGTACCAGGACTGCGGATGCTGGGCCGGGTCGGGCCCGCCGATCAGCACGACAAGGTCGCGGAAATCGGTGAAGCTGCGCACCGGGATCGAGTCCCCGCGCCAGTCCTGGACCGACTTCATCCCGGCCTCGAGATCGAGGCAGACGGTTTCCTCGGCCGGCAGCGTCTTCAGAAGCGAGGTCTTACCGACGCCGGGCGGGCCGAAGATGGCGAGCGAGGTCTTGTTCTCGGCGGCCGAGAGGCGTTCGTCGGCGGTGATGATGCGGAAGGGCATGGAGTTCTCCGAAGGGTTGAACGGGCGCGGCGGCGGGGGTGACCGGGTGCCGAAGGGGAACCTGCGCCGCGCGTCACCGGTCCCGCGCTTCGAGCCTGAACACGGGTTTGCCGGTGGTTTCTGACCGGGCAGCGGCGAAGCCTTCGCGCATCGCCTCGGGCCAGGCGCTGTATCGGCGTTCCGGCACGCGATAGGTGATCTCGAGATACTCGGTCGGGTCGTCGCCGGCGGCACGGATGCGCTCGGCCATGGCGGCGAGCCGGTCCTGATCCCACATGACTTTCTTCGGAAGCTCGGCGACCACCACCACGCCCTCGTCCTCGATCCGGACGGTGCCGGAGGTCTTGCCCTGCGCAGCGCGTTCCGCGGCGGCGGCGGCCTCGTAGCGTTTCGCGATGGCGGCTTCGAGCCGGTCCCGCAGCCGTTTCACGCGAGCGGTCTCGGCCGCTGCCTCGTCCTGCAGCGCGAGAAGCAGCGCAGGCGGCAGCGCCGCGATGTCGCCGACTGCGAGGCCTTCGAGATCGTCGAACCGGGGGGCGTTGTCGGGATGCGGCATGGCGGGAACTCCGATGGAGGGAAAGGGTTCGGCGATCAGGCGGCCCTGGTGTCTTCGATGAGGCGGGTGAGCGGCAGAGGTCATCACGCCTCCGTGCCCGACCACGCCGCCAGCATGTCGACCACAGCGCGGTCGCGCGCGTGGCGCAGGCGGTCGCGACTGAGGCCGGTCTCCTGCTGCACGCAGCGGGGCGGAGCGCCGCAGGCGAGCGCGTAGACGGCTTTGCGCAACCGGCGCCAGTCGCCCAGCCCGCGCAGCGCGTGGCCGTGCCAGATCTGCAGGAGCTCGTCGCGCAGCAGGATCTCGATGCGCTCGGGCGGTGGCGGGCAGTTGTCGCCCTCGACCACCCCGTCGGTTTCGCCGCGAAGGGCGGCCGCCACCCGCGACCACCAGCTCACCTCGTCCGGCGCGAGCCAGGCGCCGGGCGATGCCGCGGGATATCCCCTCCAAGGCAGCGGGCCGTCAGCCCGCTCCGAAACCCGCACCGCGTGGCAGAGCATGCCCCACATCACCGCGGCGGCGTCGTCCACGCGCCCGTTCCCGTGGGCGTAGCGGGCAGCCAGAGCGATGTCCGAGGACGTGGCCCAGCGCCAGATGCGTTCTCGGCGCGCGCGCGTGGCGATGCGCTGGTGCGCGGTGGGCTGCGTCGTCTGGCTCATCAAGCATCCTCCCGGGCAACAGTTCCGTTAGGCGACGTCCGCAGGCGGGTGGGGTTTCGGCGGGCTCATCGTGGTGATCGGGTCGATACGGAAGGGAACGAAGGCGGCGGCGGCGGCGGCGGCGGGGGCGTCGGCGAGGGCGGTGGCGCAGGCGCGGGCGTAGGCGTTGGCGTTGGCGGCGGAAACCTACTCTGCGGCCAAGGCCTCGGGCCTGATCTCGGCGCGGGCCAACCGGAACCGGCCCTTGCCCATCTTGCGGCTGGCGCCTATGCCCACGAATTCACCGGCCCATTCGATCAGCCGGATCAAGGCCTTCGGATCGACCGTCTGCTCATCGAACCGCAGGGCGCCGGTGGCCTCGAAGTCCTCGATGTAGGGGTTTTCGCGCAGCCCGCGCTGGTTCGAGGCGCGCGCGCCGGTGCCGAGGTTGACCGTTGCGAACCGTTTCCACACACCGTCGGGCTGGTATTTGCCAGTGTGGAAATCGGTTGCCGCGATGCGCGAGCGCACCTGCTCGGGCGGGGTGGCGCGGTTGGCGGCGCGCGCCTCGCTGTTGGCCGCCACCAGGAACGACAGGATACGATCGGCGGGAATGATGATCTCGCCGTCGGGTGCGGTGTGGAACGGCCGGCGCGACAGCTGGTCCAGCCGCTCGAAATCGGCCAGCGTCAGGCCGTTGGCGCGCAGGTATTCCTCGAGTGCCTTGCGGCGGTTCGCGTCCGACTTGGCGCGGTTCAGGCCGGATTTCTTGGTGATCTCGATCACCTCGTACATCTCGGGCCAGTAGGGGTGGCCGACGTAGGGCGTGGTGAAGGCCAGGGTGAGGTCGAGCGTGAGCATGGTCGTGTCTCCGGTTGTGTGGTCAGGCGTTGACGGTGACGCGGGCGATGGCGTCGGCGCAGGCGTTGGCGTGGGCGTAGGCGGCGGCGTAGGCGGCGGCGCAGGAAACCTTGATGACGGGCATGGGGAGCGGTCCGTGGCTGATGGGCAGGAAGGCGCTGAAGGAAGCGCAGTCGTTGGCGGTGGCGGGGACGTTGACGTTGACGCTGACGGCGGCGGCGGCGGTGGCGACGGCGCTGGCCAGGGCAAGCGCAATATGAACCCGTGGCGGGCATGGGGGGCCGTCGGTCACTGAGGGGTAGGAAGGCGCGGACGGCATCATTCCGCCGGCCCTTCCTCGATGCCGGGGAAGAAGTGCTCGGGGCGCAGGTCGATGCCGGCCGCCTTGGCGTGCGCCAGAAGGAGTTGCTGGTATCTGGCAGGGATGAGCCCCCCGGTGCCGCCTCTTTCAACGGGATAGGTCCACCGCAGCACCCTTGTCGGGTGCCGACCGGTGATGGACGCGACAGACATGTATCCGCCCAGGAGTGCGATGATCGTGCGAGCTGGTTCCATGGGGCAGAACTTTTGCGAAATCGGCAACGGTGTTCAAGCGAAAAGTTGCGATCTTCGCAAGTGCAAAGTGCTGCGTTTTCCGCAACACTGCAAGCATGGACCATGTGGATGCAGACTGGATCAAGGCGCGCCTGACCGGCCGGCACGGAGAGCAGGCCGAACTTGCCGAGTTCATCGGGATCACACCGGACAAGCTGACCAAGATCCTCTCCGGCACACGTCGCGTGCAGGCCAGCGAAGTGCCGCGCGTGATCGCCTTCTTCCAGCGCCAGCCGCAGATCGAGCAGCTCGATGGTGCGTCTGTCCCAGCTCTCGTGCCTGTCTACAACGTCGAGGCGGGCGCCGGGCCGGGCCGGATCGTGGATTTCGAGGAACACATCGCCAACCTCGCCTTCTCCCCGCGCTACCTGTCCGAGATGACGGCAGCGCGCGGGCGCGATCTCGCGGCGATCCGCATCCGTGGCGACAGCATGGAGCCGACGCTGCTCGACAACGACATCGTGCTGATCGACCGCACCAGGACCAGCCTCGACCATGACGGTCTGTTCATCCTCCGCTTCGGCGAGGCCCTGCACTGCAAGCGGATCGGGCGGGGCAGGTCGCGAACGACGGTTCAGGTGATCAGCGACAACCGCATCTACCCGCCGGTCGAGATGGACCGGTCCGAGATCGACGTGATCGGCAGGGTGCTCTGGTTCGGCCGGAAGGTCTGACGAACTGAAGCATGCCGCGACCGGCTGACACAGGGCGCGGCGCCTTCGGGCCCGGAACAGCCAGGCGCGGAACGCCGGACAGCAGCAGCAGCAGCGCCGACAACGTTCGAACCAGCGATTTCGCACCGTTGATCGCAAGCGAACTTTCGGGCGCAACTTTTCTCTTGACTAGAAATTGCGGTTTTCGCAACTTACGGCAAGGAGGCCTTGCCATGACCAGCACCATCCGCAGCACCCAGATCGAGAGCGCCGTCCGGGCCACCCTGCGCGGCGGCGCCCGGCAGGTCCGCGTCATCGTCGATTACCGCAACGGCCGCGTCGAGATCGAGGCGCTGGCCGAGGCCGAGCCGCCCCGGCCGCGGACCTTCGACACGATCGATTTCCGGGCCGACCGGTGAAACGGCCCGATCTGCCCTACCTGCGCCGCAAGCGCGCCAAGGGCCGCGATTACTGGTACTTCCAGCGCGGGCGCGAACGCATCCCGCTGCCCGCGCCGGAGGCACCGGACTTCCTCGAGAAATACCTCGCCGCCCGCCGCGGGGTGAGCCCCGTGCCGGAACCCGCCGGCCGGACCTTCCAGCGGCTGATCAAGGCCTACCGCGCCTCCGCGCGCTGGTCCAAGCTCGCCCCGCGCACGAAGCGCGACTACGACAAGGTGCTGAGCTGGGCGGCCGGCACCTTCGGCGATCTGGACCCGTCCCGGATGGAACGCCGCCACGTGATCCGCGCACGGGACGAGAACCGCGACCGGCTGCGCTTCGCCAACTACATCGTCCAGGTCCTGAGCGTGCTCTTCGAGCAGGCGATCGACATGGGCTGGATCACGCACAACCCCGCGCGCGGAATCCCGCTGCTGCGCACCGGCGGTGACGGGCCGCACCGCCCGTGGCCGGGCACGCTGATCGATGCCTACACGGCAGCCGCCGCGCCGGGGAGCGTCGCGCGCACGGTGATGGAGCTCTGCATCGGCACCGGGCAGCGCATCGGCGACGTGCTGGCCATGCGCTGGGATCACATCCGGGACGGCGGGATCGAGGTGCGGCAGTCGAAGACCCGGGCGCGGCTCTGGATCCCGTTCACGCCGCGGCTGGCCGCCTATCTGGCCGCACTGCCGCGCAGCGGGCTGACCATCGCGACCGGACGCGACGGCCGGCCTCTGACCTACCACGCCGCGGCGGCCGAGATCATGCGCGTCCGGAAGGCGGTGAAGGCCGAGGCCTTCACGATCCACGGCTGGCGCTACACCGCCGCCGCCGAGCTCGCCGCCGCCGGCTGCACCGACGAGGAGATTCAGGCCATCACCGGCCACAAGGCCCGGGCCATGGTCGTGAAATACGCCGGTGCCACCCGGCAGGAGCAGCGCGCGCGAACAGCCCAGAGCCGCCGCCAGACCGTCAAGGAAAGAGGAAGCGGAGAATGAACGCACGATGCTGCCCGGCGCGGAGGGAGGCGCCATGACCATCCACCGGCTCCCGGTCCCGGCCGCAACGCCCCTGCACCGCTGGGGATCCCGAGAGATCGGGGAATTCTCCCGCACGGCCCCACGGTCCGGGACGCTGCCCGAGCCCGGCATCCACCGCCACCGTCTGATTCTGGAGGTTCCGTTCATGAACATTCCGTCCACCGCCGGTGCGGATGAATGGGCGGGAACCGCCCCCTGCAGCCACCGTCGTGACGCCGGTCTCAGGCCGGGGGATGCCGCAGTCCGCCTCGGCGATCTCGACCCCGACCGGCGCCGTATCCTGCGTCTGCTGGCGGGCCTGGATGCAAGGCGGCTGCCGGACGGCACGATCCTGCGGATGTGCGTGAACCGGCGGCGCCTGAGGGCCAGCGCGGAGGCGATGCAGGCGCTCCATCGGCTGGGCCTCGTGAACGGCGCCGGCAGCCGCGATGCCTGGGGCACGGGCAACACGCCGGATTCGTCGTGGTGGTGGCTCAGCAGCGCCGGACTGCGTCTTGTCACCGCGGGCGCGAGCGCAGAGGGCAGCATGATGTGTGCGTCCCCGCCCTGACGAGATTTCGCCGCTCCGCTTCGCCACGCAGACCCCGCGCCGGGCGGGTAATCCCGGCTCCTCCCTGTCGGCACTCCCCCGGCGCTCGAGCCGGGGGCTTTTTCAGCATGCAGACCGCCTCCGCACGGCGCTGTACATGGGCCGGGGCACAGGTTGACCGTGACCGGCAAGCGGTGATGCCATCCATCCCGAGCATGTCTCGGAAGGCTGGCCACGCGCAGCCGTTGCCCTGGACTGCTCGTCACAGAGGCGAAGCGGCATGGCTGACAGACTCACCCCTCAGGCGCGCAGCGCCAACATGGCCCGCATCCGCGGCAGGGACACGGGTCCCGAGATTGCGGTCCGGAAGGCGCTCCATGCGGCTGGCTTCCGATTCCGCCTGCATCGCCGCGATCTGCCGGGGACGCCGGACATCGTGCTGGTCCGCCAGCGCATCGCGATCCTCGTGCACGGGTGCTACTGGCACCGGCACGAGGGTTGCCGCAACGCGACCACACCCGGCACGAGGAAGGACTTCTGGCAGGCGAAATTCGCGGCCAATGTCGAGCGCGACGCCCGGAAGGCCGCGGC